GACTTGAGCTCCCTGTTCTCGTGCCCAACGCCCCTCTCCAACAGCCTCAGGCCATCCTTCAGCATTGCAATGTCAGACACCGTGAGAAACAGCTTGTGATCAAGCTTATCAATCAACGTGGGCTTCCTCAGGTCCTTCCTGACCTCTTTCCTACACCTCTTGCAAGCAAGGTTCCCCTTTCGTGCCTTCTTGAAATTGCTGTAGCTCATGGTGATGAAGCCGGCCCCGCGGCACACAGGACCCCGGCAATTGAATTTGAATTTACAATTCTTTGAGGTCAGGTCCTTGTTCTTGTTGAGAACAATGGAATGAACCACAAGATGGCCACGTTGCTCTTTATCGTGCTTGAGCTCCAGCTTGTACTGGTTGCGTATGCGCCTCTTTTCTTGGTCCTCTTTGTTAATGCAACACTTCGGGTTCTTGCACTTTGGGATCATTCCGGCCCGGAGCTCGCTTGCCCGGACCTTGAATGTGGTCTGACCCATGAGCTCCTTGTCGGCATCACCGCCGGTCTTTAACCCACGGACAGCCTTTGCCTTCTTATAACAGAGACACCTGACGACCATCCTGATTGGGCTTCTAAGGTGCTCGCGCCCGTGTGTAGTTTGGCCGATCACCTTGTATGAGCCGTACCCGTTCCTTCGCTTGACGGTGGTGTCGACCATGGCCTCCCGCCTCTTGTTCTCCTCATGGAAATTACTCATCACCCACCTCCCTTTCAATCTTGTTAAAATCCTCATCAGGTACAATTATCTCCCCGTAGTCGCCACCTTCAGCGTTCTCCACAAGGTTCTTCATCAACTCACGCAGTCGCGCGTTTTCATCTCGCAACTCGTTGACAATTTTATCTTGCACCTCGACAGTGTGCCGCGAAAGGCTCAATTGACGCTCTGCTTTGGATAACGCCTTGCACATCTTCTCAAACTGTGACTCACTCATCTCCCACCTCCTTTGCGACTGCTTCGCACAGTCGAGTGTCGCACGACGAAAGGCCAGCCTCAACGTAGGGTTGGCTTTTTTTGAGTAACCCGCGAAGCCGTGAGATGTCGGCCAGCAATTCTTCGTTGTCCCACCTCAGGTCTCTCAGGACAAAGTCCAGTCCCTTTCTCTCAAAGACTAGCGCATCGTTGTACGCCTGCAGTCGCTCGTTCTCCTCGAGCAGTCGCCTGTTCTCTTCAGAATTGCTCATCTCTTTCCTCCGGTTGCTGCGTCCCAGAGGACAACTCCAGCGATTAGTGAAAGGCCAGTCAGGCCCACGATTAAAACAAACGTGTCATACATTTCAAGCATGGTTGTTACCTTTGCTGTTAGTGGGGGTGTTATGGGTGGATTGTACGCGACATCGAGCTCGTTGTCAAAACCATTGCTGGCTTTTCTTGTTCTCAACGACGTTGGGTTTTCCTCGTGGTGGAACCTCGAGGCCCATGGCCTCGGCGTCCCATGGCTGAACGATCTGGTGACCGTTCGTGTGGTTTCCGGTCCTGTTTTCCTTGATGCGGCTCTTCCAGCTGCAGGAGCATCTCGTGGCGTATCCCCTGAAAAGAGACTCAGCCTTCTGCCTGAAAAAGTTGCCGCAATCGTGGCAGTACATCGTCAGGGAAATCTGGCGGCCAGCGTACCCTCCGACCTGACTGACACGGTCTCCGTAGTTGTCCCAGATCCTCTGTGCTACCTTTTCTTTGCTTATCTTTGCCATCTTATTTATCCTCTACAGTTTGAAGGTGTTATCAATTTGACTACAGGTGGTGATTTTCTGATATTAGTACCAATAGTAATGGGACAAGTGGATTCTCTCTCAAATAGACTATAGATCCCCAGTTGTAAAACTGGGGAAGTCTATATCGTGAGGAGAACACACTTGTACCAATTAGCTACTAATTATTGGGTTTTTTACCGCTTTCTGAGGGGTGGAAGCCATGTAAAAAAAGTGTCGGTTTGCCAAGTTTCTTACTTCTGGAATCCCCCCCCCAGAGGGGGCAGTGGGGTGCCAACTGGTTACTTCAGGTCGAATGACGCCTTACCGACGTTGCTTTCATCTTTGAGCATGAAGTGCTCGTACCCTTTCTTTGGCGGTGGCTTGGTTGGGTCGTGCTTTACTTCCCCCCTCACTACCAGCTTTTTCAGCGCAGTACTGATTGCACTGTCTGTGCCATCATACCCTAGTTCCTTCGCTGCCGAGAGAACCTCTGGCTTGTTCAGGCTGTCATTGGCCTTGCTCAGTACATCGAGGCAGTACGACACCGCACTCTTTACACCCCCGGGGCCCTTACGTGACCCTGAGGCCTTCTGTTTTGGCTCGTGTGGCGTTTCGCTGCGTGACCAGACTGGGAAGTCGAATTTAGCACTGAAGGGCTCAGGGGACGCGCTAGAGCGTGTGAGCATGTCGACACAGACGAGACCGTCCTGAGCATGTGGACGAATCACCGCATGAACGTCAGCCGCACGAGAGATTGAGCCCGCACCGGATCCCATGTCGGAAACAGCTTTCCCACTCTGGTCTCCCTTGGAGGTGTGGTGCACCACTATGATTGCACAGTTCCTTTCGGTCGCGATCTTGTCGATCAGGTTGTACAGTGTCGTCATATCGGAGTTCGAGTTCTCATCAACACCCTCTGGATAGAACCTGTAGAGGGCATCAAGGATGATCACGTCGTAATCCTTGACAACGAGTGCTAGCATGTCGGCAAGCTTCTGTATGTCCATGTTCTTACCACGGAGGCACAGAGTGTCGAGGTTGATGTTTGACCCGGGACTGACCGCCTGAGTAACCTGATTCAATCTCCATCCCAGCTCCTCTGGATGTAGCTCGTTGTCACACAGAAGAACCTTGAGGTCCTTCGCTGCACTGAAGCCGATCCATTCCTTACCGGATCCAAGAGATGACGCAAGGTTGTACACGCAGAACGACTTGCCGGTCTTTGGGGCAGCGATAAGGTTCATCGTCTCCCCGCGGCGAAGCAGGCCCTCGATGACGTACTCACGACGTCCACCGCGGTCATCGTCGCTGTTGACAAGCTGGGAGTGGTGGATAGGCTGGACCTCCTCCAGCGCTGCCACACCCTCAAACTTGCGGCTCATATCGTCGGCCTTCTTGGCAGCCTCTCTCTCCGCCAATCTGGTCTCAAAGTACTCTGCCTCGGACAACGAGGCAAGGTAATCGCGCTCCTCGTCATCGCTGTGGGTGCTTTCCTTAGTTCCGGTGCTCTTTCTCTCACGCTCCTCCTTCAGTCCACGGAGCAGGCTTTCACGGAGCCCCGAGTACTCGTCCGACTGCTCTTTGGCGTAGCCATTCTCCGCGAGATGCTGGTAGAGCTGCGCATCATTGAGGCCCAGTACACGTTTCAGGGCGAAGGTCAGCGAGCACGACTCTTCGCTGGGCAGCAGCGAGTCGGAGGTCGAGAAGGACTTCACGCAGAAGTTGCCATTGCGTGTCCTGAGGCCGATTGATCCGCTTATGGAGAATGCTGAGAAGTCGGTTTTCCCGGGGCGGACGTACGCACGAGGACCGGCTGGTCCTGTGGTTGATTCGTGGACGGAGTATCCCACCGATTCCATCGCGGCCTGCAGGACGTCCAGTGCTCGAGGGTCCTTGTTGAATTCGGCGATCGGGTCACCTGACGGGCGACCTACAGCACTCTGGACCCCAACACTCTTAACAGCAATGCGACCAGCCTTCATGACGGTTGTCTCGAGCTGTTGTGGCAGTGGTGCCATTCCGCCTTCGCTGATAACGGAATAGACACCCCCTGAGGGATGATTTGATCCCGGGCCGAGAACCAGCTTGCCCTTGGACAGCAGGTCAACCCCCTCGAATTCACTGAGTCGACCCGGTAGTTTTAGGTCAGGCGATTTACTGACGTAGTAGTGTCGGCCTCCAGAGGGGGTATCGACAGTGAGGGTGATTGGCATGTTTTTAATGTCGGCATCCGACATCAGTCGGTCGAAACTATCGAAACCGTCAGTGTCTCCATGGACGTCGATATCGATCACCAACATGTCTGCATCTAGGACGATGCCGTACGCACCGATGCCCTCAACATCGACAACACCATAATCCCCGACAATATCCTGAGCGCGTGTTGTGGTGTCGGGCCAACCGCGTTCCTGCGGTCCCTTGCGACCCTCAGGGATCAGGACCACTCGGGGGTTAAGATCGAGGATCGATTGTGGAACTTGGAATCTCATCTGCTTTCTCCGTTCGGGGTGGTTAATGTTTCCTTGATGGGTGTAAATGTAGCACAGTTGGAAGAAAGACGCAAATCCTTTAGGCGTGGTACCATCAGCGCTCGAGAGTTTATACGTAAAAACAGAGGTAAAAGGCATGGTACGCGGTCGTAAACCGAGGGCTATTGAGGTTCAACGCGCTGCCGGATCGTTCGTCGCGAACCCGGACAGAGAACCAGCTAGTGAGGTTATTGGTGACCCACGTGCACCAATCGAGCCAGACTTTATTGCCAGCAACGACGTGGCACACAAGATTTGGCAGGAGACGACTGGAGCACTGGAGGCCAGCGGGATCCTATCGATGACCGACACGCATCTACTGACAACATACTGTTTCATGTACTCTGACTTCATCAGACTTGCGAAGAGGATCGAGCTGGACGGACACGAAGACGCCAACGGGAAAACTAGCCCGCAAAGTGTCGCGTTCTTTAAGACTATTGCACAGCTGGGAAAGCTGCAGAGTGAGCTGGGGCTGAGTCCCTCGAGTCGTGCCCGGCTGTCTTCGATCAAGCCAGAGGATGCTGGCGGTGCTGGATCACTTGCGAGTATCATTAGTGCGATGAAGAACTAGACAATGAAGAAGTACGAGCAATACATTACGGACGTTCTCTCTGGCGATCAGGTCGTCGGTAAGTATGTTCGTTTGGCCGTACAGCGACACGTCGATGACCTCAAGAAACAATCGACACCCGACTTCCCATACCACTTCAGCGAAAAGAAAGCCGACGGTGTTCTGGCGTTCTTCGAGCAGGTCCTGAAGCACTCTATTGGTGAACACGCCGGCGACCCATTCATGCTTGAGCCATGGCAGGCTTTTTGCTTGGCCAATATCTTTGGTTGGCAGCGTGATGATGGAAGAGGCAGGCGCTTCAGGCGTGTCTACTGGTCCATGGCAAGGAAGCAGGGCAAGTCCACGGTCGCTGCGGGTATCGCACTGTTCATGAGCTCGTGTGACATTAACCCGATCACAAACGAGCCAGAGGGTCAGGCGCAAGTCATTCTTGCGGCAACGAAGCGCGAGCAGAGCGAGAAGGTCATCTTTGCCGAGTGCGAGAGAATGCGCAGGCAGGCAACCATCCTTGCGTCGGGCAGCAACAACGCAAACAAGCAGATATCGTTCGGTCACAACGGCGGGACCATATCGTCGGTTGGTTCGGACAGACCATACGACGGACTGAACCCAGCGATGGTCTGCCTAGATGAAACCCATGCGTGGCGTGAGCTACATCGCAAGTTCTACAACACAATGGTGACGGGGTCCGGGTCCCGGGTCCAGCCGCTGGCACTGACCGTGACAACTGCAGGCGACGACCAGTCCCACCTGTGGATAGAGGAGGTTGGGTTTGCTAGGGCGGTGCTGGACAAGACTGTCAGTGAAGACAGCCTGTTTGCTGCGATCTACGAGATAGATGAGAAGGATGACCCGTTCGACGAGAGTGTGTGGTGCAAGGCAAACCCAAACCTGGGGGTGTCAATCTCGTTGGAATTCCTTCGTGGGCAGATCAAGCCGGCCATGACGAACCCGATGGCACTGAACCGATTCAAGAGGTACCACGCGAACATACTGGTCAGCTCCACACAGCGAATCTTTGACCTCGAGGCGTTCGACAAGTGTGCCGGCAATTTGTCGGACTGGAAGAAAGCGGACTGCGTCACCTGTGGCGTTGACCTCGGGGGACGTGATGACCTTGCAGCCTACGCCATGGTGGCAAGGTTTGACACGGGTGAGGTGGACTCAGAACGTGCGCCGGTCTACCGCTACGAGTTCAAAACGAAACAATACATATCGCGAAACACAGCACGAGACCTCACGGCGGTCCCGTTCTGTACGTGGATCGAGGACGGCACGATCAGGTTAACCGACTCGCCCATGACGGACCTGCAGGCGGATCTGCTTGACGACTACTGGAAAGTGTACGCATCGGAGATAGCGATTGACCCATACCAAGCACAGCAGTTTGGCGAGCAGGTGGAGCAGCTGGGGGCGATCATCGCAACCATGCCGCAAAGCACCAGACACTTCAATGAACCAATCTCAGCGCTGCGTCAGGCACTCGAGGACGGCACAGTGACGCACGACGGATCGCAGATCATGCGGTGGTGCCTCAAGAATGCGGTTGCCGTTCAGGACCGCCAAGGGCGTTATATGCTGGACAAATCAAACAGCTCCTCCAAGATTGACCCGCTGGTTGCTCTTGTAATGGCCTTCGGCAGGGCAATGCTTGCCAAGGGCCGCGGAGACGGACAATACCTTATTACTTAGGCCAACGTTGCCCGCGGCATTTGTGTGCCGTGGCGTTTAACACTGGCAAACGAAAGGAAGAACATGAAACTTAGTAAGAATTTCAAGGCACTGACCACGGCGGCCAATCCGGCACAGTGGTTGATTGACGCCTTTAACGGCGGATCCAAGAGCAAGGCTGGTGTGAATGTTAACACCGGTTCGGTGCTTGGATTGTCGCCCGTGATGTACGCCGTGAACAAGATCGGCGGCCACATTGCCGGAATGAAGATCAACATCAAACGCAGCAACAAGGACGGCTCGGTCGAGATCGTCGACAACAACGTGTCGCGGCTCCTCAACACCTCTCCTAACAGCGTAATGACTGCCTACACTCTGCGTGAGTGCATGATGACGCACATGCTGCTTGCTGGTAATGGCAGAGCATACATCAACCGGAACAGCAATGGCACACCGGTTGAGCTGATCCCGATCCAGCCACAGAACTGCCAGACGGCATACATCAATGGCTCGAAATGGCACCTCGTGACCCCCACAGAGTTTACCGAGGGCTTGCCACAGAGGGGCAAGAACAAGGACGGACTGCTGCAGATTCCAGACCGTGATGTTATCCACGTCATGAACCAATCCTACAACGGGATCTGGGGCCTGAATATCGTTCAGGTGTGCAAGGACGTGTTTGGCCTGACGCAGGCCGGTCAGACCGGTGCTGCCAATGTTATCGCAAACAGTGGACGTCCGGGCATGTTGCTCGAGGCACCAAACGGGATGTTCAGGAGCGCAGAGGACGCCAAGGAATTCTTGGACAACTTCAACGAGGCACAGGCCGGGCTCAGCAACACGGGCAAGGCAGCGATCCTCAAGGACGGCATGACGGCAAACATTATGCCGATTTCCGCGGCCGATTCCCAGTTCCTTGCCCAGCGTGAGTTTCAGCGTAGCGAGATTGCCATGCTGTTTGGGCTCGAGGCATACCCGGGAGACAACAGCGGACAGACCTACAAGTCTATCACGGAGCGCAACACGGCCTACATCAACAACACGTTGAGCCGCTTCATCATGAAGTGGCAGCAGGAGATTGACGCCAAGCTGTTGTCCTACGGGCGACTCAGCTCGTCATTCGACACGTCGTCACTCCAGTATGGCGACCCTAACAGTTTGGCGCAATACACTGACACCATGGCTCGTGCCGGCGTCATGACTGTAAACGAATTGAGGGCAGCCAATGACCTTGGAAACATCGAGGGCGGTGACGAGCTTACCAACACCGCACCTACCAGCGAACCCAATCAACCAGAACCAACAGACACCGAAAGCAATGAGGACAACCAATGATTTTTGAAACAAACCCAGAAGCCGGAACCATGAAGATGCGCGGCGAGATCGGCGACTTTGAAAACGCAATCTCCGCTGACGACTTTATTGTTGCACTGAAAGAACACGCAGGGGCCGACCTGACAATCGAGCTGGACTCACCCGGTGGATCCGTTATGGACGGGCTGTCCATCGCGTCAGCAATCATGCGCCACGAGGGTACCGTCACGGTGGTCGTTGACACACTCTGTGCGTCCATCGCAACTGTCATTGCATGTGCTGCCGGAAAGGTCATCATGCGGTCTGGATCCAAGTACATGATCCACCGTTGCTGGACTGTCGCCATGGGCAATGCCAATGACTTCAGGAGCACCGCGGACGTCATGGAGATGCTGGACAAAGACATCTCAAAGACATACACGGACAAGACCGGCATCGACAGCGATGAGATTATCGGGATGATGGACGCCGAAACTTGGTTCACAGCCGAGGAGGCTTTGGCCCTTGGATTTGCTGACGACATCGAGGTCGTTGAGCGCAAAAAGCTTGAGGCGAAGGCCGAAATCAAGCCTCTGGCCGTGTCTCCCGTGGCTATTGCTGCCAAGGCCGGTGCCGTGGCACGAAGAATGAGGCTGAGACTTAGCAAGTAACTTTTAGGCGTGGTACAGTTTTCCCTACGCCAAGGCAATCAATTTTAACTCTAACCGAGATTGGTATGAACAACATTAACGAGATCGCTGCTCGCCTTGAGGCAATCAGCGTTGAAGTAGAAGCTTTGGCGGACGTCGCCTTGGCTGCGGACCAAAGCGAAGACACTCTTGCACAGATCGAAAGTCTGGATGCAGAGTTCAAGGCTTTAAGTGAGAAGAAAGAGCGACTCGAAGCCGTTCAGGCGCGTGTCGATGCCATCGTGGCAAGCAGAGCGGCAGTTGAGGCCCCAGCAGTTGAGGCTTCTATCGAAATCGACCCCAATGACAATGAGAAAGAAGAAATGATTCCAGCATCGGTCAAGTACAACAAGTCCAACGTTTTTGCAAGCAGCGAAGACGCTTACACCGCCGGCCAGTTCTTGGCAGCAGTTGGCGGAAACGCCAAAGCCAAAGAGTTCATGGCTGCACAGTCCGTCGGGACTGACTCCGAGGGTGGATTCACGGTTCCTGCTCCCCTCTCCAGCGAACTGATCAACTTGGTTGAGAACTACGGCGTTGCACGTAACGCTTGCCGTCGCGTCGTTATGGGTGCCATGACTTGGAGCGTTCCAAAGCTTAACGGTCACGCCACCGTATACTACCCGGCAGAGGCCGCCAGCATCACGGAGAGCGCGCTTTCCTTCGAGCAGATCACCCTGACGGCCAAGAAAATGGCTGGATTGGTTAAGATGAGCACCGAGATCAACGAAGACTCTCTTATCTCCATGACCGACACCATCGTTCGCGACCTTGCTTGGTCGTTCGCGAAGGAAGAGGACATCAACCTGTTCACGGGCGGAAGCTTGTACACGGGCGGAATCGAAGGCGATGCAGGCGTTG